GCCGCGTTGGCTTGGACGTTACGTGCGAGCGCGTCGGACCATGACATCTTCAATCCGTGTGTTCTTCAATGAGTGGTGTCAACGCAATCCCGGCTCGCTCAAGTTCCACGACAAGCTTCCGAACATTGTCAATTATCTCCGCGTCCCTAATGTTGACCGGAAAGGTAATGTCGCCCTGCAGGCTCACAACCTGAGAATTGATTACCCTAATCCGATGCCGGACTGTGGCCAGTTGCCGAATAATTGTCCGCGGGAAGATATCAAGATTGTCCCAGACAACCTCAAACTCGCGCGGCTCTTCTATTCGCAGTCTCTCCGCCGACCATTGCTTCGCAAAAAACGGATTCGCACGCATATCTTCAAGCTCGTTCTCGACCGCAAATACTGTTTCCCTAAGTTCATTGATAGCGAGATCAGCTCTAAACAGGGTAGCCAATCTCTTTCGCCGCTCTGTGATCTCCATAGCACCTTCATCGAACCGGAGCTTAGCCATCGCAGCGTTCCATGCGATCGTTGCAGCTATCAAGGCAATCCCGGCGGCAATAAGAGTTTGCCATCCTCTTACCGCTTCGAGGTTGACCGGACCAGCAATGCCCAGCCACGCCGTCAAGACTACGGCCAACAGCAATGCGGAAAACGTAGCAAGCCCCGGAAGCTTCATTGGCAGAACTTGCCGCGCATTCCGATTCTTGTCGAGAGGGTTGCAGCGTGAGAGGCCGCAAACCCGAACTGCGCCCCGACGCCAACGCGGTCGCCGCGATCATGAAACCGCCCGCTTGGCTGTCAAAGGACGCCAAGGCGGAATGGCGGCGCGTCATGCCGGGCCTGACCACGCGCAAGACATTGACCGATGCTGACCTAGGCAGCCTCGAAAACTACTGCATTGCATCCGGCCAAGTTCGCGAAATGCAACGGATCGTCGCCAACGAGGGCAGCGTGATCAAAACCGATCGCGGCCCGCGCGCCCATCCCGCGGTGCGCATTCAATCCGACGCGATGACACGCGCTCGCCTCTTGGCCGCTGAGCTTGGGCTAACGCCCGTCTCGCGTAACCGGCCCTCCATTCGAATAGACGGAGGTGACGATGACACTGCATCCGACTTGGGTGTTTGATCGCTCCCCCATTGCCGACCCGCATGGACGCGGCGAACGGGCTGCAAAGTTCTTTCGGGCGTTGCGCCATCCGAAATCGACCGCGCCCAAACGGGTGTTTGAGCTTGCGCCGTTTTGGGAGCGCATCATCCGGCGCATCTATGGGCCGTCAGATAGCGACGGCAACCGGCAAGTTCGAACCGTTTACATTCAAATCCCGCGCGGCGCACGCAAAACCACATTTGGCGCCGGCCTAGGCTTGCTGCATTCCTGCGGTCACGAAAAGACGCCGGGTGGCGCGTGCATCCTTGCGGCAAGCGCGGAAGATCAGGCCGAACTTGCCTTTGACGAAGCGCAGGCTTTTATCAAGGCGACGCCCGCCCTTGCCCGCGCAACGCAAATCACCGAATCTGAACTTGAACTTGAGCATATCGCGTCAGGCTCAACCTTGCGGGCCATCCCCGCCGAAGGCGACGTTCAGCAAGGCAAGACGCCCTATTTTGTCTTGGTCGACGAATTGCACGTTTGGAAAAACCGGCGTCTGTGGCGCGCGCTCAAAAGCGGCTTGCTGAAAATTCCGAACACGTTGCTTGTCATCATCACCACCGCCGGACGGGGCCAGGACAACCTTTGCCATGAGGAGTACAGCTATGCCGAGAAAGTCGCCAAGGGCGAAATCATCAATCCGGCTTATCTGCCGATCATTTTCGAGCCGCCGGCCAAGTATGACTGGCGCGACGAAAAAATATGGCACCGTGTCAATCCGGGTCTCAAACACGGCTTTCCCGATATCGTCGGTATGCGCCAAGCGGCAAAGGAAGCGGAAGAGAAGCCTTCTGACCGTGAGGACTTCAAGCAATACAATCTGAACCAATGGCTCGATAGCGCGAGCGCGCCATTTGTCGAAATGTCGATTTATGATGAAGGCGCTGTTCCGGTCGATTTGGACGCGCTTGCATCAAAGCCGTGTTGGCTCAGTGTAGACCTATCGTCAAATACGGACCTTGCCCTGTTTATGGCCGCGTGGCCCGATGGCGACGGCGGTTATGACGTTTGGCCGCATTTCTTCTGTCCCAAAATGAACCTGCGCGAACGCGAGGACAAAACCGGTGCGCCCTACACGCAATGGGAACGCGACGGCCTGATCACTGCCACGCCCGGCAACGTGGTCGATTTCAACGCCGTTGAAACCGCGATCATCGATTTTTGCGATCGGTTCAACGTGCAAGAAATCGCTTTTGATCCCTACTTGGCGCGGCAGATTCAGCAACGGCTTTTGGAAAAGGGTTTGCCGGTTGTCGATTTCAGACAAGTGCCAAGCCTGATGATGCCAGCCATATCGGAGCTTGAACGTGCGATCATTGCCCGGCGATTTCGCCACGGCGGCCATCCCGTGCTGCGCTTCTGCTTTAGCAACGCCGAAGTTGAACGAAACAAACAACAGCATCCCGTCAGGTTCTACAAGTCCAAGAAATGGCTAAGCATTGACGGCGCTGTTGCGGCGGCGATGGCAGTGAGCCGCGCCGCTACCGGCGAGGATCACCGTTCGCTTTATGACAATCCGGCGATCACCGCCGAAATGCTGACGGGCTGGTGATCAATGGCTGATGAACTAGACGATTACCTGAACGCCCTGCCCGACCAGCTCATTGAGCAGCTATCGGGCGTCGTTCGCCAACAAGCCGGGTTGCTGTCGGCGGCACAAAAGCGAGCGCTGCAAGCGCTTGAGCAGTCGCCGGACGAAACCGGCGACCTTGAAGAGTCATGCACCGTTGTCCCGGGAAAGAACGATCTTGAATTTATCGTGCAAGCGGGCGGTGACCTGACGACCAAAGACATTCGAGAGGGCAGCGGCGTTCCTTATGACTACGCCGTTGGCTTTGAGTTTGGCACGTCGCATCAGCCCGCGCGACCGTTCTTCTATTCGACCTACAACGCTATGAAAGACGAAATGCAAGACGCCCTCAATGAAGCCATTAGTGAGATTTTGAAATGACAGACGACAAATGCGCCCGCGCAATCACTTGGGCAGGCGGAAGCCATACCTTCAACCTCAATCATCCGTGGGTTAGGAACGTGCTTTCGTTCCGTGGCATCCCCGGTCCGAATGGCGACACTCCGGCCGCGTGCCTGTCGCGCTTCGACGCGGGCACCTATTCGATCGATGATGTTGAGCGCGTCCTAGAGCTTGGCTTGATCGGCGGGGGAATGACTAGGCGTGAGGCCGACGCCGTTCTGATGGCTCACATTCGCGGCAAGCCGCTTGCGCCAAACGTGATGATCGCCCTCGAAGTTTTGGCCGCATTATTCGTGGGGGATGCAAATGCCGCCCGCGCTTAATATTCCGGTCAAGTTGAACCTTGATCAGTTGAAAAACGGCCTGAAGGAAACCAGCGCCCTTACTGGAACGGCAACGCGCGCCATCACCAAAGGCTTCATTGATGCCAACGCATCCGTGCTGGCGACCGCTGGCGCGGTCGGGACCGCTGTCGGGGGCTTCCGCACCCTGCTTGGCGTTCTAGGGCCGCTCGCCCTTGGCATCACCGCCGTTAAAGGCGTGTTCGATCTCATGAGCTACGCTACCGAACTGGCAAAGCAGAAGATCGAAGATTTCTACCAGACGGCTGAGAAGGCCGGGAAGGCCGGCGTATCAACTGACTTTTTCCAGCGCATGACCAAGAGCGGCGAAGCGCTCAAGTTGACGGTCGATGACGTCAATACCGCGCTCGACAAGTTCGCGACCAAATCGCAAGCCAAGCTCGGCGGCAGTGATCTTGACAAACGTGTTGCTGAGCTAATCGAAGCTGGCAATTTCAAAGGCAACCCCAACGTCGCGGCGATCGGCGGTGCGATCGGAACGGAAGCGAAGCTGCGCGCGACTGTAGCACTGATCAACGATGCGCTGGAAAAGGGCGAACGCCTTGCCGCGCTCGATCTAGCTGACAAGGTATTCGGCACCAAGATCGCGGACAATCTGCGCGCCAATTCCGGCTATCTGAAAGAAATGCTGGACACCGCCGATAAGTTGGCCGCGTCCAAGATCGTCTCGCCTGAGGAAATCGGCCGCGCGATCGATCTTAAGACACGCCTTGAAGATGCGCAGAAGGTCCTAACCGAACGCCTTAAGCCGATTCAGGACGATCTTGCCAAGCTTGGCATGAATTATCACGAAAGCTGGGTTTCGATTACCGAATACATGGCAAAGGCCGTTGGCGTCGGAAACGACCTTTACGCTGCGCTCAAGGAAATTCCTGACATCCTCGCACGCGCCGGCAGCGCGCCGTTCTGGAACAAGCTGACCGAATTTACCGGCAAGCTGGGCCTTAACTCAGATCCCGCGTCCCTTGGCCTAGAGCCGATCACGTCCACCAGCGCCGGATCTCCGGCGAACGCGAAGCTGGCGGGCTTGCTGAGCAACCCGGCTGCCGTCAAAAAGGCAATGCAGGATGCAATCGACGCCGAAACCAAGGTTCTGGGCGATACGTCGAAAGCGCCAACCGATAAGCCCAAAGCGCAAGCCGCCGATCGCGACCCGTTTGAGGTTGCGCTTGATCAGGGCAACCGGCGCATTGCCATCGTTGACGCGGAAACTGCCAGCATCGGCAAGAATAGCGAAGCGCGAGAACGCGCGAAGCTAGTCGCGACCCTTGAAGAGGCCGCGAAGCGTGCCAACGCGGCGGCTGGCAAAGAGCTTTACGGCGTCACGGAAGCGACCAATCCCAAGATTGCCGAGCAAGCCGACAAGATGCTGGCAGCGGCGAAAGCAGCCCGTGTGCAGGAAACCGCATTCCAAGGCGTTCAGGACGCCCTGCGTTACTCCGGAAATCAGGTTATCGATATTCTTGATCAGATGGGAAAGAAGGGCGCGAATTTCAGCTCAATCATGGCGAACGTGTTCAGCAACCTATCGCGGCAGATGCTCATGGCGGCCATCACTGGCGAGGGCGCGTTCGCCAAGCTGTTCGGCCTCGCTGGCACCAACGGCGGCGTGGGCGGGCTTATGGGAGCCGTCAGCAAGGCGTTCACCGGATCGTCCGATGTTCTTGCTGGCGCGACAATGTCATCCGGCCTAGGCGCCGGGACCGGCGGCCTCTCCTATCCGATGTTTGCGGCGGGAACGGACGGCGCGCCGGGCGGCCTCGCATGGGTTGGCGAAAAAGGACCCGAGTTGGTCAATCTGCCTCGTGGCACGCAAGTCATCCCGAACGATCAATCCATGCGCATGACGAAAGACGTTCCCGGGTTTGCCGATGGCACCGGCACCGCGCCGATGATCGGGGGCCAGGTCATTCATGTCGCGCCGCAGATCGCCGTTACCGTCGAGGGCGGCAGTCGTGGCCCGCAAGCCGACGAAGCGATGGGCGCGAACGTTGCGAAGCTGGTTGACCAAAGCATCCGCAAGGTGGTCGCCAGTGAATTGCGGACACAGATGCGGCCCGGCGGAATACTGCGATGATTTTGGTGGTCATCAGTTATAGCGCCCAACTCGCGGCGGCACTGATGATTCGCGAAATAAAAAACGGGCCGGATCGACGGCCGACAAGCTACAATTGAGACCAGTTGAAACGAAAGAAAAGCGACGGCGCAGTCACGCCGTCGCTCTCAAGGAGAATCGAACTTGCCGCCGTTGCAAAGAGACAAATCCGAATGCGTCAATTATAGCAGGAATGAAGAGCCTTGCAGCGGACGGCCGCTCAAAAAGCCGTCGAATAATGTTCAGGCTTCGCGGTCGAATAATGTTTTGCAGCGACGACGCCGTGAGGCCTTCAAAGATGCAAGAACCATAGCAAAAATGCGTAGTTTTCGGCCCGTGGACGATTCACCCGCCGCTGTATCTTCAGTTAGCTACTTCCTACCCTCTCCAACATCATCAACAATCACCCCTAAGACACCACTACCAAAGCCAGCTAACGACAACCTGATCCCTGTTTGGGAGCGAACAGGTGACGCTGTGAAAGTGCTGGCCGCGACCGTGGCGCTGCAAACCTCTGAGAAGCCTGCCCATGCGTTCACGTTCAATCTGACGCCCAAGGCCATCGCTAAGGCCACGGACTCCCCCACGGGCTTCCTAGACCCGCTGAAGCGTTCTCTCGATCTAGAGGTTAAGCGGCGCGCGCTTCCCTACTGGTTCGCTATCGATCTAGACGACAACGGGCGGCTGCACATTCATGGCGCGTTCGCCGCTGATCCGAGCGAGCTACCGGCGATCAGGGACGCCATGAAGGCCGCTTGGGGCGAGTGGGAAGGTCCGGGCAAGCATAAGCAGGTTTTGTTTAAGACGCCCTGCGATGACGGCTGGGCTACCTACAGCCTACGTAACCAGCGGAAGGTTGCCAAGATCATCGGCCCGCGAACCTTCACCATCAACCACCTCTTACGCCGGAAAGCAGAATGGGTTTACACTGAAATCCGCCGGATCATGCGCGAGACCGCCCGCCGACCGCTATAACTGAGCATCAGTACCCGCTTATCTGAAAATAAATGTCGGGGACGCATCACCGCGCCGTTGCTGCAT